GAGAAATATCATTAAACCAATAGGTACAAGCAGCGCAGGGATACTGTCAGCCGGTTATCCCTCGAACTGAGAGGATAACATGAATCCACAAGGCAAAGGAAAACGAATAAAAGCCGGTAACGGTATCTCTACTAGCGGGATTGCGAACTAATGGCAACTGTAACCGTAGAAGTATGGGGAGCTGGCGGTGGCGGCGGTGGCGCGGCCTCTGCTAAATCTGGCGGTGGCGGCGGTGGTGGTGGTTATGCCAACGGTAGTCAGACCGTAGTAACAGCTACGGGTTATACGGTTACCGTAGGTACCGCTGGAACGACAGGTAACAGTGGTGGTGGAAATGGTGGTGCGGGTGGTACTTCGTGGTTCAATACATCAGGAACCATAAGTGGTACAGGTGGTGGTGGTGGTTTTGGTTCAACAAGCGGAGGGCCAAATGGAGGTTCTGGGGGAACCGGAAGTGGTGGTTCCTTTAATACCACAGGTGGCAATGGTGGTAACGGTCAGTTAGTTGCTAAATCTGGTGGTGGTGGTGGTGGTGCGGCAGCTCTAGGAAGTCCTAGTGGAAATGCCAACGGTAATGGTACGAATGGTGTCAATGGTGCTGGTAACGGTACAGGACAAGGTGGTGCTGCCGGAACAACAGGTACAGGTTCAGCTAACGCAGGTGCGGGTGCAGATGCCGCCGAAGTGTTGAATATCAACAACCCTGGTGCGGTTGGTAATAACTATGGCGGTGGTGGTTCTGGTTCGGCCGGGAACGGTGCTGGAGGTGCTGGTGCGCCTGGTATCGTAGTTATATCAGCTACCATCGGTGTTATTACAAGTGCCACCGGCGGTACCCATACTACCTCTGGCGGTAACGATATCTGGACATTCACAGCTACTGGAACATGGACACCGACTATTCCGGCAGCCAGCTCTAATCCACAGACTTTGAATAATTACCAGTTTATAAAAGTCGGTGACGGCATGAGCGTATCGGAGAAAATAAAGTAATGGCTATTTCCTTAGTCCAATCAGTCGGCAGTACGCCTGGAGCAGCGCAAAATTCTACTCCAGTAACACTTGGCAGCACAACTACTGGAAATAATTTATATGTATTTTTTGCTGAAGAATCTGGCTCGTCGATAAACAGTATCACCTGCACCGGAGCAACATTTAGTTCTACTGGCATTTCAGTTATATCTTCACAAGGGAAACTTGAAGTATGGTATGCGAGTAATATAACCGGTGCTACTACTCCAACGCTGACAGTTAATCTTTCAGCAAGCACCGCTGCCTGTCCTGTAATTGTCCGTGAATATTCTGGCCTGGTATCATACATAGACCAAATTGCCCAAACTGCCGTCAATGCTAACCCAGCGACTTCGCCTAACATACCGCAGAGTACCTCCTTGCCTAGTTCGCTGTTGATTGGTGCTTTTGTAGGCGACAATAACTCTCATACCATTAGTGCCGGTACAGGATATGGGAACTTCTTACAACAAAATGGCGGGAACGGTTTAGGTATACCTTTAGCTGCCGAAGACCAGATAGTGTCAGCTAAAGGTATTTACTCTGCTAGTGTCGTAAATCCTAGTGGCACCGCTACTGTGGACATAGCCATTATAACGATTCCGGCAAGCGTTGCTCATGCACAATTCAACAACTCCGGTCTTCGGCCCCATTCATTCTCACCAGGATTGGCAAGGTGAGCCGTGAGCTTCTTCCAACTCCGTGCGCCTAGATTCAACAATGTCTTAGATGTTCCTGATAGTGGTGCCGGTAGTGTTAGTGCTTCTGTTACCCAAGTTACGGCCAATCTTACGTTGACCTCTGGTACCCAGGCGGCAGCTGCTGTAAATATAGTTAGTATTTCTCAGGTATCAGCCAATTTAGTTTTGACTGGCGGGACTCAAGCGGTAGCTTCTCAGGTTGTGGCCAGTATAGCTCAAGTAGGCGCCAACTTAGTTTTTACTGATGGCACTCAGGCAGTCGCCACTGTAAATATAGTCAGTATTTCTCAAGTAACGGCTAATCTAGTGTTATCGGGGGGCACTCAATCACTTAGTGGCGCCATTAGCACAAATGTAGTTCAGGTTGCGGGTGCCTTGACTCTTATTAGTGGCACTCAGGCCGTCGCCACCGTCAATATAGTAGCTATTTCTCAATCAGCAGCTAATCTAGTGTTAACCACTGGTACTCAGGTAGTTGAAGGCCATATTAACGCTTCTATTACACAGGTAGCAGCTAATTTGGTACTTAGTACAGGCACTCAGGCAGTTGCTACCGTAAATATTGTCAGTATTGCTCAAATAGCAGCTAATCTGATACTCAGTGGTGGTACTCAGATGGTGACGGCCCATGTAGATGATACGTTGGGCCAGGTAGCTGGCACTCTGACCCTCACAGGCGGTACACAGGCGGTAGCTACCGTAAATATTGTTAGTATTGCTCAAGTAGCAGCTAATCTGATACTCAGTACTGGTACTCAAGCGGTGGCAGCAGTCCAAATTGCTAGTATCACCCAGACTGGGGCTAATCTTGTCTTGTCGGGTGGTACCCAAGCCGTTAGTGTCGCTGCTGCAAATGCCAGCATTACTCAAGTTGCTGCAAATCTAACTCTAAGTACTGGTACCCAGGCGGTGACAGCTCACATAGATGACACCATTGGACAAGTAACAGCATCTTTGGGTCTAGCGACTGGTACGCAGAGCGTGGCGGCCGTTAACATCGTCAGTATTTCGCAGGTTGCGGCCAACCTAGTCTTTACTGGTGGTACGCAATTACCAGTCGGTATGCAAATCTCCGGTGTGACCCAGAGTGCCGGCAGTCTGACATTGAGCACAGGCACTCAAGCCGTAGCAACTAGTAGAATTGTTTCTGTAGCACAAGTTGGCCCAAGTCTAGTTTTCACTGGTGGTACGCAAACTATAGCCACTGTCAATATAGTAGCTATTTCTCAATCGGCGGCTAACTTAATTTTAACGGGCGGCGTACAATTTGCGGGCCTGCGCCAGACAGTCATATTAGCTCAGATAGTCGCTAATATGACGTTTACCTCTGGTACGCAAGCGATAGCCGCCACTTCCGGGCCACCGCTTAAGAATCTTACCCAGTGGACTAATAACGATGTTAAGGTGGCTGCCCAGTGGACTAATAACGATGTCAAATTACCCGCCCAGTGGACTAATAACGATGTTAAGGTACCGACTTCTTGGAACCCTCATTAAGATGATATACTAACCGTAAGAGGTAAATATGATAACATATACCCAATTATACAAAGAAGTAGCTGATAACTGTGGCTTTAGCGGTACGGTTACGAGTCAGTCACTTACTAATGCCCAGCGACACATCAATCATGCGCTTCGTAAATTCAAGAATGCCAGTCGGCGCTATTGGACACGTAAAGAGGTTGTCACTAATCTTGTGTCTGGCCAGCAATCTTATACTTTTCCTGAGGATATGGTACGGATTACGACTGTTAAAGCTACTTCCGGTGGTCTGACTATACCGGTGACGATTATCGACAGCGAGGAGCTTTGGAATCGACTTAATTTGATACCTGCCATGACAGTAGGCATTCCGACCCAAGGGTTTATTAAGGGTCGTAATGAGCTTTTGCTTTACCCGATACCATCGGCCAATGTTACTAACGGCTTGATTGTAAGTTATGAAAGTCGCATGAAAGATATGAGCATCGACGACTTGACGACAGCAACATTGAATGTCACCCAGAACTCGGCTACAGTTGTGGCCAGTAGTGGTACACCTTTTAATTCCAAACAGGTTGGCATGTGGTTGTCGGTTACTGATGGCTCTGATGGGAACTGGTATCAGATTACCGGTTATACTGACACGACTCATATCACTTTAGAAAATCTATATCAGGGGACCAGTTCAAGCGGAGTGGCTAGTATAATCGCTAGCGTACCTGATATTCCCGAGGATTTTCACCAAGCGTTAGTCGATTATGCCTGTTATCGTTACTTCTTAAAACGTAAGGATAAGGACACGGCAGCCGATTATAAAGGTCTTTATGATGAGGCTTTGAAAGATTACAAGGCTATTTATGCGGCCAAGACCACCGGATTTACTCAAGAGGATTTGACACCGTATGCCTATAACCTGTTCAATCTACCGCCGCAGAATGTGACCGCTTAGTATGGCAAAAAAAGGCCCCTCTGATAGTGGTAAACTTACAATCAATCTCGGTAGTTTCGTCGGTGGCGAAAGTATCGACTTTAAGAATGGGGTCGCTAATGCGTTTCTTAAAAGCGAGGCTCTTGACTTTCGTAGTAAGGCCTCTCAAATGTCGGTTCTCCCGGGCCTATCTGCTGTTAGTGGCGCGTCTGCTGTTCTGGTCGATTTACCGGTCGAGATGATACAAGACCCAACTGGTGTGCGTTGGATTTTAGGGGACCAAGGCAACCTTTATAAGCTTAGTACCTCTGATGTATTAACGCTGGCGGCTACAATTACCGATGGTACTGGTTTCGGCATGGTCTATAACCAGCTATCAGATTTTCTTTATATTACTGGCCAGCAAAATGTCAGTATGTATGGCCCGTTGCAAAGCTCACCGACTCTTAAAGACGGTCAGTTTGGTAAAAGTGCTAGTAACGCAAACGGTGTAGTTAACCTTTATCAGACTACTACCACAAACTGGGACGGGTCGGCCCGTAATAATATTCAATCTCTTGCGACGACCCAGGGCGTAACAGCTACATCACAGGTGACTACCAATGCTGGCACTAATACTTATACCGCGCCAACTGGTGCTGTTAGCGAGGCAGCAGCTAACGTCTGTTCATTTAGCCCAGACCTTGAGCCGTTTTATTCAATAGCCGTATATGTAAAGACCAAGGGCACGGGCAACCTTATTTTGACGCTGCACGACGGTTTTAACCGGGCTCTGGCTACAATTACCATCTTAAACGCTGCTATCACGGCAGGGGCTTACAACGAGTTTGTATTTGCCAGCCCCGGTATTCGCTCATTTACCGGTGCCATTCAATCAGGTTTAAGCGCCGCCTACCACTTTCATGTGACGTCGACGGTGGCCGATACTACGCTTGGGGTCATAACTAGTGGCCAGCTTAGTACCGTCGACTTTATACTTTTCAACTATAGAATGGTGAAGACCAATAATGGCTGGCATCCTTCAACGCTATTTACCGGCAACGGCTTTATGATGTGTATTGGCAATGGCCAATACTTGAGCACCTACAACTTTGCCAATGATAATAACCCCAGTAACTATGTCTGGCAACGTCAGCGTTTCCCGATTGATGCCGGCTTTGAGATTACTAGCCTGAGTGTGAACAATCAGTACCTCGTTATTGCGGCTGAGAAGAGGTCCAGTAGCGCGACACGTAATTATCAAGAGGGTTGTTTATATTTCTGGGACGGCCAGAACGCGACTTATAATTTCAAAATTGCTATTCCTATGGGGGCTCCATATAGCGTATATACCTTCAATAATATTACGTATTTCATTGCTGCCGGCGCCCTGTATGCATGGGGCGGGGGACAGCAGGTTATTAAGGTTCGCCCGATAGCCTACCAGAATACTGATTATCTCGGTACGACAGATACCACGATAGTCAACCCGAATATGATGGCGCCTCGTTATAACCTATTGATGATTGGCTACCCGAGCACGACTACTAACGTCAACCTCAAATATGGTATTTACTCCTGGGGCTCGGTTGAGCTGATTTACCCTAACAGCTTTGGCTACAGCTACGCTTTAAGCAACGCCACCTACAACTATTCGGCTTCTAATAACCTGCAAATCGGTATGATTAAAAACTTCGTCGATACCATGTACGTGAGCTCACGCAAAACGGTGGCCGGGGTGACTACCTACTATCTTGACCGGGTAAATAACAGCAGCAATGCCGCCGGTGTCTTTTCTTGGGACTCGCTTATTTGGGACGGCGGCGTACGCTACAAGCAAAAAGAAGGCAATCGTCTTAAAATCAGTTTCTTACCCTGGCCCGCCAATGCCACATTGACTGCCTATTACCAATTTGAGCGCGGCACTAAAATAACAGCCGACCCGGCCAGCGGTACGGCCTTCTCGCCTAACACTGGCGATACCAGTCTTATTGTCGACCTGCCAAATAAACGCTTCTATGAGGGGTCCTGGGGTTTTAGTGGTACCTGTTCAAATCCTGCCACTGCACCGACGATTACTGGCATAGCAATGGAAGTAGACCCACTGCAGAGCGAAACGGACCTTAGGGTTGATGACCAGGCTGAGGGGAGTTAACACCGATGCAACCTAATGCTGTCAGTGCTACGCTAGCTGCCAATACTACCGGCGGCCTGTTTGAAATGTATACAGCCACCTTTGGCAATATGAATTTTATGATAAATCCCAGCCAGACAGGGGAAGTAAGTAATACATTCGGCATTATGCCCTATGTTAGCCTTGAGAATATCGTTTACGCTCAATCAGCCTCAGCCCAGACTAGCCCGACTAATCTACTATCTGGCCAAAATTCAGGCCAACAAAATATACAGGGGCAATATACTATCCAAGATGCTAACGGCCTGACGCGCATGGTCATGGGGTATTCGCCCGGGGGTTTCTGATGCCAGGTACGCTGACCAGTCCTTACGTTGATAACACCAAGCGACTGGCGCCGGCTACGACGGTTGGTTTTAAGTTGTCGAAACCGGGCTATGACGCTAACAGGACTAGCGGCCAGAATATGATATTTGTTAGTAGTTGGCCCAGTTTGCCAGTGGCTTTTGACACCGGGCTTATCACTAATACGATTACTGGCTTTAGCAGCAGGGCCAGTATCGCTCATAATTTGCAATTTCCACCTCTGGTTTTCGGTTGGGCTTATTATCCTGACCCCTCGGGCATTGGCAATGTAACCCAGCGTTTTATCTGTGCTGCCGACAAAAATAATATTTACCTCAGTGGCGGCACTAACAGTGCGCCACCATTTACTGCTACCAAGATACGTTTAAAAGCTTTTCAGTTGGACCTAAGCAATGATATTGATTATACCCTGGCGCCAGGTGATACTTTTAAACAAGCTTATGATTCGAGTTATGGTGTAAAAGTAGTAAAACCTAATAAAGATATTCACTCGACAGACATGCGTGACTACTCTGTGCATTCGCGCTGCCAGAGTCCGCTTATTCTAGCTGTTAAGACAGAAAAGACGATACCGAATGCTAACTTAGCTACCGGTATTGGTAACGTAATTCAATATACCTCGAGTTTGAATTACGCGGTTTGGGTGTATGGTTTCATCAGGCTAGGTGGCACATTGGCCGGCAACTTAGGCATATCGACCGGTTCTTATTATCCTGCACCATATTATAGCCAGGCTTATCCGCGTACTTTTACCGATGGTTATAAGGCCTACATAGGTTATACGGCCTCGGGCCCACCTAGTCCTGACACCGGTGCTACGTTAGTCATTTTGCGCGACCCAATGTTCGCTTCAACTCCATTGGCGGTAACCTACTAATGGCCCAAGACTTCGGTATATTAATCACTGCCCCAGGCAGCGATGCTACTGTTACTGCTTCAACTGCCAGTCAAGTGGTAATGAATACGTCGCACCCATTTATTAAGATTGACACCCAAAACACCAATGGATTCGTGACGCTGACTCTATCTATTGTTAATGACCCGCCAGAGCCTTCGGGGGCTGCTACTGACGCTTATACGACACTGTATCAGTTTAAGCACGGCTATACTTATATACCTAGTCCTGAGGTATTATTTAATGTCACCAACTTTGCCCCGGGGTTGGTGGGTGGCCAAAGTTATTTCTTGGAATCTGGTTTTTTAGGCGGTCACACTGCTTTTGACGGGGTTACACTTTATGCGGTAACTGATGCGACTTATGTTTATATTATCGTCGATAAATTTAATAGCGGTGGGTCGGCCAATACTCTGACAGGTACCAACGTGACAATTACAACCCATGTTTTTGTAGATGATATCGGGGTATAGTATAATGCCTTACATTAAGGCAGTTCATAGCCCGCTAGGCGGGTTTTTTATATTCAAAAGAAGTTAGCATATGATAGATATTAATGCAGCAGCAACTCAGGCTCTCGCTCAAGGGCAGTCAATGCTTAACAGCGACCTGTCGAATGCTAGTAATTATCAAAATCAATACAATCAATATCAAGCCCAGGCTGACGCCGCTAATAAGAATGTTAGTAGTTATTCTGATTACATGAAAAACGAGGGTAGTGCTGGTAATCAGTATCACACTGAACAAGCCAAAGAATTAGGCGACCTTGGTTATTCTGAACCTCAAATGACTGCTGCTCGAGCTAATTTAAATCAGGCCACAGGTGCTCTATCCGCTTATTCTGACTTTGCTAACACTTCTGCCAGCAAGTTTGGTCTTAATGCCGGTGGTTTCGCTGCTGCCAACGCCGGTGCCCTCGGTGGTCTAAATAATAACATCGCATCTAACCAAGGTGTTGTTAACGGCCTGACTGACTTATACAAGACTGCTCAGACTGGCTCTAACCAGTTCACCGGTAATGTAATCCAGGGTGAGCAAACTACTTTGACAGGTCTACAGCAAGTATTCACCAATGCTACCAATCAACGTGACAGCGCTGGTAGCATGATGCAGTTCTATCAGAACCTTGCCTCGCAGCAGGGTGGGCTTAATGCTCAGCAACAGCAATATTACGCCCAAGCTAAGCAGGCTTACGCTCAGGCAACAGCAGCACAGGCTCAAGCAGCCCTATATGGTGCCCAGGCGTCTCAGATACAGCAGCAAATTGCTATGGCTAACAAGGCCGCTGCCCAAGGCGCTAGTGCTGCTCGACCAAGCAGCCCTGCCTCACCGTATGCTAACCCGGGTGGTCCGTCACTTTACCAGCAGCTTGGCTCTAGCCGTATTGGCCAGGACTTGGCTACCGGTGCTCTTGATGTCGGCCATGCAGTAGGTGGCGCCGCTTCCAAGGCCGGTCATTTCTTAGGTGGTTTATTCTAATATGAATCCAGCATCACCACCAGTTATGCCCTCTCCCACTCAAGCTGACCCCAGCCAATTCGGTAATTATTCGCATTGGGCCCAGGAGCAAATGGCTAAAGGCTTTACGCCTGACCAATTGCATGCGAGTTTGCAACAAAATGGAACAGCAGTACAGCCACCCCATTCAGGTAATTTCTTGACTCACCTGTTACCTACAATTGGTAGTATTGGTGGATTATTGCTTGCCCCTGAGACCGGAGGGTTATCTTTATTAGCTGCCGCTGGGCTGTCTGGGCTGGGAGCCGCCGGCGGTAAAGCAGTTGAAAATGCTACCGAAGGTAAAAGTATACTTGATAAAAGTGATTTGACGGCTGGCATTGAGGGCGCAGTAGGTGGGGCCGCCGGTGGAGCTGCCGGCAAGGTCATTGGTGGAGTAGCAGGTAAACTCGGCAGTGCGGCAGAAAATATGGGCGCTAAAGAGGCTAGCCAGACTGCCGCCCAAGATGCGATTGATACGGCCGCTAATACTTATAAGGATGTTTCACCTCAGTTACAAAAAGCTCTGAATGCTAAAGATAGCCTGGGGCATGTTACTGACATGGGCTATGACATAGCAGACCCTAGTAATCTAGTGCACGTTTCCAATACGTCAAATGATATCTTAAATGATACTTTGAACCGTGCATTAGCCAACTCGGGACCTGTTGACCTTAGCCATTTCCCCCAAATTGTAAAAGACGCTCTAGCCAAAGAAAGTGGTACGCTTGGAAGTTTTGAGCCAGTGGCCGTTGCGAGGGGCCGCTTAGGACCTTCCAGTACACCTGCTGCCAAATTGCTATCGCAACTTGAAAACATGGGTAATGCACCCGGTGAAACTACCGGGTCTGCAATAGCTAAGGTCAGCTCCGACCCGAACGAATTACGAACACTGACAACTAAGCTAGGGCAATTAGCCCAAGACAATAAACCGACTGTGACTGCAGCTACGGGAGCTATCGACCCACAGCAACGGGCTATATATAATGTCATTAACGATGTGCGCGGTAATGTTAAAGATGCGCTCTATAATCGTCCCGAAGTCTCGGATGCCTTGAAAGGGGAAGTGGGTAATATTACCGCCGACCCGGCAGCTAACATTACGCCGCAACTTGCTGACCACTTGAATGGTGTTGTTACTAATGGGGGTACGGCTCAAGACTTGCTTGATGAGATTAGCAAGAACATCAATATCGGTCGATTAGGCGAAGAGGGCCAGAAGGTCGGTAACATCGTTACCAGCACCGGTGCCAAGGCCCGGGCTGCAGCCGAGGCTGGACTTGAGCCCAATGCCGGTAATACCGGTAATCCTGTACTTGATACAGCTGCTAGCTTGGTCAATCCACATGCTGGTATGATAACGGGTGCGCTTGGGGCTGCTAAGCATGTGGCCCAGAATCCGGCTATTTTAGATACCTTATCTCGTATCGGTGATATGGGCGCCAAATTAGCACCTGCTGCTGGTGCAGCCATCGCTACTTCACCAAACTTAGCTGCCGACCCGCTGGCCCAACCTGGGGCTGGTGGTACAATGGGGGGAACTATGAACAATCAACCGATGATGGCCAGTGGCACTACTGACCCTAATTCAATGGCCTCTATCTTGGCCCAATACATGCATATGGGAACTGTCGACCCATATTTATTAAGCAGCACTTCACCGGTAGTGCAAGCTTTAGCCCCTCAGGTTCAGAAACAACAGTTACTTGGCTCTGAGATGAATGGCTTACCGGGTAGTTTTGCTAACGCCGGCGGGGCACAAGGTCTCGGCGGTATTTTGAGTCATATTACTGGCCTGATTCCAGGCAGCGCTGCCAATACGTATGAGCATCAAAGCTCAGCTATTGCTAACCAACTGGCCGGTATGCTGGGAATCAGCCCACAGGCCGCCGCCGGTTTAGTACCACAACTGATGCAGAATGGCCAATCAGCCGGCATTACGTCGGGTATACTTGGCAATATGCAAGGTCAGCTAGCGCTTTAGTTCGCCAAGATTCCTATAACCCTTTCGGGCCTCAATAATACGTGCCTGAGCTCTTTTGGCCCTATCAGCGCGTTGTTTATCGTGGTAATGCTCATCATATGTCGCCAGACTGAATAAGATGATAAAACCGATTATAAATACAGCTATCATGTCTCTATGCTACTCGCCAGTACCCATAGACGCAACGGGTACCGTCACGGCCCGGGTAATGGTTATCGTGAATGACGCCATCAATGACCGCGCAAACGTGGCGGGTCACTTGGACTATGATTGTGCCGGTAGGTAGTTCTTCTCGTTTAAGATGGACTTTGCAACCTTGGCCTATGAGCATGGTGGGGGTCCATTCAAAGCCGAACGCTGCCATAATTTTCTTGGTATCTTTTTTGATTACGCCGGTACGGGCATTAGTGCGGCCGCGTGTTGAACCATGAGTGCCGCCATCTTTAGCAAAATTATTAACGAAGTCGTAGACCTCTTTATATGGTTTGCCGGTAGCAATGGCTATAGCACGAGTAACGCAGTCACCGGTATCGCCCTTAAACCCTGCTTCTTCACGGCCACCATCATTATAGATGTAGGTGTCGTTGCCGTAAGCTGTTTCGAGTATCATAGTTTTTACGCCTTTCTACGATATGTTAGTAGTGTACCTTAAGAGTTTATCAAACTTTAGAACATGTGTCAAGTAAGAAAATACCAAAGGGGCAGTGACTACTTAGCAGGCGCTTCGGTCTCTCGACCCTCTGCAACAGCAGCAGCTTCGGCAGCATTCATAGGTAGCATTTTGACAGTAACTAAATTATCGGTCTTATCAAAATCAACTTCAAACTGTAAATTGGTGCCATCTTTGTAGCCAAGGCGATTGGTACAAACATAGTACAAAAACCCAGACATGATTTTCTGACCCATAGTGTGGTATTGCAGGGCAATATTGAGTAGGCGTAAGTAATTCATTTCGCCGTCAGTTAGTTTGTGCTGTTGCACATCTTCGGTTGCGTTGGTAGTTGCTTCGTCTTTAAGTTTTCCCATAATTAGTGCTCCTTACTTAATTCCTCATCTGTTGGAATAAAATTATATATTGCTTTACTCTCGTCTGGGTAGAGTGATATAAACTCGGGGTTGGGCTCACCAGAAGGCAAGTACGGTCGTACTAAGTCAGCCTTATGGTCCTGCCGTTGCCGGTCATGGTCACTCTGTTTCCAAACACTAGTTTTTTGAGGTACGATACTAGCCATCTTGGGTTGGCCAGTATAAAACTTGCCATCAGCGCCTATAAATCCCATTTTAGCCGCCGTGCTCCAATTTGGCTAGTTCGTTGTCATTTTCCCAGCTAAGAAGCTCCGGCGTCTTGGTTTCGACTATACCGGCCTTTTGCTTACTATCGCTGGTACTAAATTCATGGGGCGGCTGGTAGGCACCGCCAGTCACCACAGGCTTTGCTGGCTCGGGCTTTGGTTCTTCTCTGCTCTGCCCTTCCAGTGTTCGTATTTTGTCTATCAAGCCATCTTGGTAGCGACCCAGATAATAACCGCCAATACCGCCGCAAAGTAGACCAAGTACAGCAGCCAGAATAATTTCATAAATCATCTGACCACCAGCTTCTATGTTGTTTTCTCCATTTTTTGACATCTGATTGACAATAACTACAGTCGCTATCAAAAAGGTCTTTTGTACGGTGAATAATATGTTGGTCATGTGCAGATAGTCTACGTTCGTATGTAGCAGTAGGTCGAGGTTGTTTAATAATTTCACCAAATTCGTTGTACTGTTCTGGTTTAGTCATGCTTCTCATCTCGATTAGCCAGAGTGATACCGGAGCTGGTTGTAAGCAGTTTGGCAGCAACACTTGCGGCGTTGATAACGACTTCTTTAATAACTAATGCTGGGTCGACTACGCCGGCCTTGATTAAATCAATTGGCTTATCGGTAATATTGCGAAGGTCAAAGCCAAAATTACTGGGCGCATCTTGCAGCTGAAACAATAAGCGCTCGGGATTTACCCCGCTGTTATGTGCCAGCTGCAAGAATGGCGCCTCAAACGCCTCTTTGAAGCCCACATCAAGTCTGGCTAATGTAGTACCGCCGCCAGGCAATATACCGTCTTTTAACGCTGCTTGGGCGGCCCCTACCGCATCTTGCACCCGTAGCTTGACTTCTTTTTGCTCGGTCTCGGTAGCACCACCCACTCGGATTATAGCAACCTTACCGGTTAAACGTGAGAGCCGGGCCCGTATCATTTCAATATCGACTGGGCTAGATGCTTGCTTTAGTTGGGTCTGTAGCTCTTTTACGCGCTTATTAATCTTATCGGCTTGCCCGTCGGCACCAAGCAGTGTAGTACCGCTAGTAGTAACCACAGCTTTTTCAGCAAAGCCTAGCATTTTGATATCGAATTCGTTGACATCAAAACCTTCGGTAATTACAGTGGCGTCAGTCATTAGGGCCAGGTCTTCAAGGAATAGGCTACGGGCGTCGTATGGGGCGTCGACAATACTGACGATAAGTTTATTTGATAGACGTAGTTGCACGATAAAGGCCAAGGCGTCACCAGCTACCGCGCCTACGATAACTAACTCTTTGAACTTCTTATCTATAATGCGCTCCATGATTTCGGCCGCTTCGCCTTGTTCGCTTAACTGTTTATCGAGTACCAATATTGGTGCCTTAAAATGCTTGCTTTCAAGGTTGGCAGGGTCTTTAGCTAGATAGGCGCTGACCAGGCCTTTACGGAAGTAAAAGCCCTCAACGATTTCGTTATAAACGCCTCTGCCGGCAAAGTCTTCCAGCGTTACGCCGCCGTCAGCACCTACCGCGTTAACAGTCTCAGCTACCAACTCACCGATAGCTTCATCACCAGCGCTCGTTGTAGCCACCTTATTAAGCATCTTTGGGTTAAGTGGTTTTTTAAGATTATCAATTTCTTCAATGGCATTGTTGCCGGCCTCAATAATTTGGCGAGAGACTACCATAGGATTTTGACCAGCCGCGACTAATTTACGACCAGCAGTGTATAAATGAAAAGCTAGTATGGCTGTACCGGTCGTGCCATCACCAACACTCTGGTCATTATGTTTTGAAGCTTGCACGACTGTTTGTACAGCTGCATTCTCTATTGCATCATCAAGAATAAGCTTACGAAGGTTGGTAACACCATCACGGCTAATCAGCGGGTCACCGTATGGGTATTCGATAAGAGCATTGCCGGCATTAGGGCCAAAACTGGCCTTTGCGACGTTATAAGCTTTCAGTAATCCACTGGCAATTTTAGTATGTAATTCATCATCAAATACGACATTTTTAACTAGCTTACTCAACTTCGTAGCCCCTTATATCTTCAATTTTAATAAAACTATAAATCTTGCCATTGCGCTTAATGCGGGCACCTTCCTTAAACTCTTCAAAGTGAACCCGCTTACCCATTAATTTTTCAACTTGTTCGATTGGCCAACTATTCTTTTGGCAATCATCGGATATAAAATAGATACCCTTTGGCTCAGGCACCGCGATAATAATACCTTCTGTACGGGTGTCGTATTTACCTTCTTTAGTTGAGAAGTTTTTACGTGACTGTTGAAGTTCAACTAGTACACAATCATTAAGAGGATATAGGCCTATTGATGGCTCTCGTTTCATGGTTGCATCATACCGCATATGCTCTATAATGGCAAGGATAAAGGCCTCAGCCCGAATAGTGCTGAGGCTGTTTTAATTAACAGGAGTAAAAGTTATGGCTACACCATCTGAAATACTGCAAAAAACCAAAGCTGCCAAAAAGACTGATGACAAAGATGATAAAAAAGAATCAGCCAAAGGTAGCAAGCGGAGCGCCTTAATCGACTTTATAGCAAAGTATAAAAAAGGATAACAAAATGCCCTACGCACAAATCAATTACACGCAAAAATTAGGTGTTGGCCCAAGTATAGATACTATCGCAGATGTAGGCTGTTTTCTAACAGCTTTTTGTAATTTGCTCGAGCGTTTTGCTGAGAATATTGACCCTCCAACTCTTAATAATTACTTTATCGCGCACGGGTCATACCTCGTAGATGGCCCTAACCGCGACAATCTTGGCTGGGGTTCAGTTTCAGCTTATGATGGCAATATTATTGCCAGTCAAATCGGAGGCGCCGGTTGGCCGTCTAGCAACGATGCTATCGTTAAATTCATTTATCGCAGTCCAAGGACTGGTGCTCAGGTTACTCATTTCTGTTTAGTCGCTGACCATACTAATGGCACTATTCTTGATTCCTGGGATGGCCGCCTAAAAAGCTCACCTTATGGTACTCCCGTAGCCTGGTCTACATATGTAAAGCATGCACCACAGATTGTCACTCCTCCACCACCTGTTGAATCACCGGCATTTACTCTTGAGGACATGGCAGAAAAGACCATGCAATTCAACAAAAATACCTCGCTTTGGGACCTGAATCGACGTAGCTGGCCAGATATGGTCAATAATCCGGCTAATAGCGTTGCCGCTGGCGGCACTTTCAATACTTCACATATCGCTCATCACATCTTGGGCGGCAGCTACTATATACCTGATGGGCAGAGCTCATACGGCTATAACGTAATTGATTGCCAAGACTATCATGCGCCTACGCCACCAACCCCGCCGGCCGCTCCTTTGCAACCAAGTGGAAACCCGGATAATAAATATACTGTCATTAAAACTATTCCGGGCTATGCCAATGCCACCAATGCCGGTAACCACGCCAAGAAGGTGGATGATGTGGCTCCGGCTGAATATTTTGTCTACAATACCTATCCTGGCCGCGACGACCTCATTAATGTTACCTCCAAGCTTGGACAACCCGGGTCGTGGATTAATAAGGCAGATAATGTACCTGATGCTCCACCGGCACCGCCAGAACCAACCCCGCCTGAATCTCATATCGAGACCCCACCGGCTACATCTACGGCGCCAGTGGCTTGGAATGATACCTTTAGGCCCTTCCCGAAACCGATACACTACATTGCAACTAGAGACCTTACAGTTGAGGACCTATCGGGTCAACAGCCCGAAATGCCTCTAAAGCGTTATGACCCAGGCATAAGTGACACCCAGGGTGTTGTAAGTGCCTTCGGGACAGTCAATAAAGACGGTATCGAATATTACCGACTGAAAACGAATAACGACCCCGACTTTAAGTTTTGGTATTGCATACCTAAGCTCGACCCTATGAGCCATACGCCTAATCTATTAGTCATGCCGGCGGCTGGTGGTCCTATTGGCAAAGTTACAGTCGCTCGTGATACACTACAGTTAGCCAAGTCTCGGCTCGAGACTGACCTGCCTAAGTTCTTAGACGACATGGTGCCTAAGTTCTTACGTAAAAATAAAAAATAAAAAGGAGTAGCAGTTATGCTAAACTTCGTCCACATATCAATTAACTATATTGTCGCCCACTGGCCCGCCATCTCAGCTCTGGTAGGTGGTGGTACCGGCCTGTCGATATTATTGCAGTACGTACTTCACAAGCTGCATATTGACAGTAAGAAATTGGCCTATGCGCTCATTCATTTATTGAGCTTGGGTGCAGCTGCCAGTGCCTATTACCTGAGTAATGCTAATGTCTTGCCGGCTTATGCTGGCTTGGCTATCGCGGCCCAAACAGTACACCGGTTCGTTGTGAGCCCATATTACGATAAGTATGTGTTGCCATATCTCAACTTTCTAAGTGAGAGTGCGCCCCAGCCTACGACTTCGTATGCGGCCCCAAGTGCCCCTGCTGAGCAAGCCCCGGCATTCGTAGTTTAAGGCAAATCAAATCAGGGCAATGTTTTAGCCGGCTTTTGTGGCCGGCTTTTACATGATGCCCGATAATCTTATTACGCTCGATACGAACCTCTTTATAGGTAAACCCACCGAGTTTTTTAATAAGCATCCAAAAAGTATGCACGACGCCGTACATGATAGTGGACTCAACAACACCAGCAGGAGTAATGTTTATAATCATCGGACTTTTTATTTTAAGGTTAATAATCTATTGGCACAGGGGTTGGACTAACTTAGCGGCCTTGATTTGGGCACACAAAGTAGTCTTCTGAGTAGTCAGAGTGGTCTTATCGGCTGTTAAGTTGGCTACAGCCTGCTTGTCGTTAGCGTCAAGCTGTTTTTGAATGGTCAGGTCAGTTAGAGCCGTATCGCGCTGATGAAGCGCCTGAGCGGCCGTAATTCCCTTTGGCTGCTGATTATATTTATAGATTGATAGCGTAACTACGGTTGCTACAAAAAGTATTACAACCCCTAAAAAGATGTATTGTTTTTTCATATCACTTGGCATTATCAGGCAAATTGCTCGTGTTTGCAACCCCCTTATCTTTTCGAGGTCTTTTGGCTTCCACATGCAGCCGGTCTATCCAGCTATCCATAGTCGGCCATGAGACACCGAACATAACGGCAAGGCCGGTAATGTTCATGTGCTTGCCCTGGCCCCAGTTCCAGTTTTTCTTAAGGTCCTCGGAGCCATAACCTTTATGGTTTTTCTTGGTAGCGTCTAAGTACGGCGAAATACCGCCAAGGCTGTCAATTGAAGGTGGTGTGTATCTGCTCATAGTGCCCCCTAAAAAGGGATATCGTCTAAGTTTATGGGCTCGTCGCCAATGTCTTCAATGACAACATCAGGCTTGGCCGGTGTTTGGTCTACGTCGTCATCTGGCAGGCTGTCAGTGCCTTCTTTGGGCGCGGCCGCCTCATTGCCAGGCTTAACGCCGTTGGGCTCATAGAGGCTTAAGCGACCTTTGTTACCCTCGGTAACGTCGTTATCAAGGTCGAGCTCTTTGGCTTCGTCGACCATGTTTTTGGTGATTTCTTTTTCGCTACCAGAATGGCGTAGTACGTTAATATCGTACACGCGGTCAAGCATTTCACCTTCTGGGCTAATCTTAACGTCGCACTTTTGTAGGTTACTGCCAAAGTCTGGGTCGTTGGCAATGCGCTGAAAGGTCTTTGCCATGCTCGGGCCCGCGCTAAGTATCTGGGCTTTTTCATCGGTGAAATTCCAAACGATAAAACAAAACTTGGTACTGATATTGATTTCGCCAGTCTTCTTGTCAGTAAAACTGCGCTCCTGTACTACAGGGTCTTTAGTCAAAATACGAACAGTGACCGGTTTACCCGCCTCAAATTTCAGAAATTTGCCGGGCTTGCTTACTTTGTTGAAGTCGAAACCGCTTAGGCTGTCTGTCTCGGCCATAATTATTGCTCCTTACTTATATTAACTGGTTGGTATAAACGCACTTTATCCGGGTACTTCTTAAGCGTTGGTGGCATAGGAAATTCACCTAGATATTCAATGCTTGTGTCGTAAATGCGCTTGAATGACTTGTAATTAAGCAAGCTCTCTTTAAAGTCAAATCCAAACTTATGCTTTGGACTGTAGCGCCATGTGAAGGCCCTGCTGACATTCTGGCCCTTGCGAGACTTATTGAACATCGTTTTGTACGCTGCAACCTGTACCTTATGACTATACGCATTACGGCCGGTAAATTTCCAGTCAATGACAACGTGCACACGCTTTGAACTATCGGGAAGGCCTAGCCATTTCTCTTTTAGCTGCAAATCGCTGTCGCTGTCATAGTCCAAATATTTAAGAGGCTCGAGTAGCGTGGTAAGCTTCCACTCATCTACAAAACCTTCAAAATCGAGGGTGCCGGCAATTCTCAAATTTGGGTCGGCTACTATAAGCTCGGTTGAGTACTTGCCTGGCGCCAAAAACCTCATCATACGAATAAAGGTAACGATGGCGTCTTTTTCGTAGGCATTAGTGTAATCAGCCCGTAGGTTGAGCTCTTTGCGGGTCATAAGCTGGTCGAGGGCGTCATGTAGCTTTGAACCGCGATTGCCGGTGAATTCTAACCGGTCTTTCTGCTCTTCGTAAGAGGTGACCCGGAGATATTGACGCAAACCTTCTGGGAAGGGCCCGCCAATATCTAGCACCCGGGTCAGTGATAGGTAAAATTCTTTCTCTTTACCCTTTTCGCCGCCATAGTAATAGTGCTCATCGTCAACATCTACCCGCAAAATTTCACAGTTAGACAGTTCGTACAGTACTTCCATATCGGTGGCGTCACTCATCTTTGCATGCCTCTTTCATCAAAATTCAAATTGCTAGGTCGTTTTTATTTTAAGGTGGTTCGTGCTTAGAAAATCACGTAGTCCTGCCAATTTATGAATTTTGGCGGCCGTCCTAAGTTTTCGTAGCGTACGCCAGTCAACTTGGTACGTGACTTTTTTTTGGCCTTTGTCATGGGCTCTGTCACTCCTTCCTTAAAGTACTCATAGAAACTCTGATGGTTTGCAAAATATGCACCTTTCATAATTTCTATACTTACGAGTATATGTAAATTAAGAAACACTGTCAATACCTATTATTGACTGGTGGTGGTATACTCATGGTATGAGTTACGAAGTAGGCAGTCACATCGACCTAAGCTACCTCAATAAGAAAGCCGAGGTAGTGCCCACTGCGTCCAAGAAAAGTGTCCAAGAAACGGCCAGCAACCTATACGAAGTCGGTACGCAGTTCGTCTTCAACCTTACGGGCCAAGAAGCGAAAGCGGCGCGGCGTATTCAGGTTGTTTACGCATAAATAACAAGGAGTCTATATTATGCCCTTTTCACTATTCGTACTAGCACTCTACATCTTTTTGCAAAGCGCACCCGTCCTAGGTTGGATTGACGCGGCACCTAAATTTACTGCCTATGTTGGCATTCTGTTTGTACTGGTAGTGGTTTTCGACGCTGCCTTTTGGGTACGTTCCACTCACCCGGCCTGGTTCAGCCGCCGCAGCGCTGAGTGATATTTGTCCCATTGTTATTAGTGAGTAACTAGCGTTATAATGAATCTGGTAATCTCGCAAAAGACTACCAATATAAAAACCAAAACGACAAAACAAAAAAGCCCACTACATTATGGCGCCCTTTTCATTGCGAGAGATGAGGGCGTCATTTTGTATGTAACCCCCTTCCCTGCTAATTATTTCGCTATATTTACAGGGGTTGTCAGCTTATAAGCCAAAATATAACGACCTGCCTGCCGGGTAGGGTAGCTATAAGCATAAGTGGGATTTGGTGGGTAGCGGTGGGTTAACGCTCACGCTTGTCGCGGCGAAAGGCCCGGCGTACTTGTCGGGATTGGTAGTAGTCATAATAGTGGGCGCCGGCCCAACCAATGGCACATAGAATTATTACAATAACTATAAAACCATTGAGCGTTCGAGGCAGCAACGCCGCGTACATTATTTTGCCTTTTGGTTGGCCGGTAGCTTATTCCAAAACTGCCAGTCTTCGGCCTGAATGTTCTGCAGTTTATCATTAAGCGGTTTGTAGGCATGCTGGTAACCAATATGGTAGCCGGCCAGAAAAGCTACGATAACTATGACTAGCGTAAGCAAAATTCTCATAATCGGGCTTTATCGCGTTTGCTGATTGAATTCATAAATACTAACACTTCTTGCATAACGTCAATTAGATTATCGTAACTAGCTTTTTCTTCTGGGTCTTGGCATTTATCACGAAGCAGAGTAATGCGCTGCAAGTCATCAATATATTGGGTGGTTTCAGCCAGGTAGGCAACTGGGTTTTTCTTAGATAAGAATTTCATAATATTTCGAGGGCTCCCTTGTCAGCCCAATATTTCTCACATTGTAGCACAGCCACATGCTTATCTTCACTCTTAAAAGCGTCCATAAAGCCTTTGGCTAAGTTATCTATATCGGGCTTTTGGTCATGGTAGGTGCCATTCATTTCGGCCCGCTTCTTTTTAGACCAACTCGGCGGCATAGGCAGATAGAATACTAAATGCAATGCCATACCAAGTTCGTAGCCGGGCAGGGCATAGTTAAGCTCGTCACAGTAGGTATGGTATTTGAGCACGGCTGGGCGGCCCTTCCAGCGGTCTCGCTGGGTCATACGTGGCTTGCCAATCGGGGTTATATCGAGTTTCATGGGTGGGTAACAAGGCTAATAAAAATAATAAATAGAATGATGGCAAACTCAACTGCAATGACGGTCAGCACCTTTTCTATAAAGCTTTTATCTTTCACGCGCTGGCCCGCCCGGTGTCAATGCCATGCATCAATATTTTATGGTCTCGGTTAACAAGGTAAGGCACCAGCTCATCAAGCAATTTTTGTTGTTGCTCCTGAGGTAGACCCGCTTTACTTAGCATGTTAAGTAAGTCTTGGGCTAGGTTGTCTTCTTGGGCTACTGGTGGTGGGGTGGCGTTTTCTGTCATTCTTTATTTTCTCTATCATAAGCATCAATGCGTAATTTTGCTTCTTCAATGGTAGGAATTTCTGTAAAGTAGCCCCGCGAGCAATTAAGATGTTCCATGCCCTCAACTTCATACCACACGATTGTTTGGTCATGATTATCGATAACAATATCAAGGCTTTCGTTGAGTTCACCATTACGTTTTAAGGTATATAAATCACTGCTAGATTGCCAAACTCTGGCCAGTATTTCATTATCTTTGTATGTCATTCAAACGCCGCCATTGCCAAGGCGTGAACCTCTGCCCCAGTTTCCCAACCCTCGAATGCACTCATAGGTATAGCATAGCAGGGAATTTTGCCATTGCTGTCGAGTGGGTATCGCATGGCTGCTTCGCGGGTAATACAAAATCGTTGGCCCTTTAAGTGCTTGGCTTTACTAAAGTCGACCAGAATGACCGGGCTCGATTGCATAACCTTGTATTGTGCCAGCAGGGCAACACGCTCATCAGTGGCAGTGTAGGCGTCGCTGTAGCGCGGGGCCCAAATATCTAGCTTGGTGCATAGATGTGGTTTGTTGATAATCATAGCTTTTTAATTTCCCCCGTGAGCCAAGTAAGAGGCAATGACTTGTCTTTGGCTTGCTCAATTAAATTTAATAACTTGGCAGTAATTTGTTCTTTAGCAGTATCGTCAGCGAGTGTAGGCGCTTCACCATTAGCACCGTACCCAACACGATTAATTATTTGCAGTAGCCAGCTAGGCTGTTGCGACTCGGTGCTCATCTGTCGTAACTCCTATGGGCTCTTCGGCCTTAAGTTGACGTAATAGCTCGGTAACCGCCTTCAAGTCGACGCTCTTACCAAGGGCGCCGGCTTTAATGGGCAGGTTAGTCAGTGCATGAATTTGGCCGGCAATATGGCCATTTTGGTAATCGGCAGTAGCCTTGGATTTAATCAGGCCTAGCTCTTTTTCAATGTCAGCACGTAGGTTAGCTTCAAAATATTTATGCCAGCGCTCGAATATGAAACGCTGACGGTTTATAAGTTCATGGTCAATTTTACCGGCGCCGGATTTGTCCCAAAGGATATTGATAAGTACTGATTCAAAGAATGTGGCCGGGTCCCGTGTAAATAGAGTCTGCCAATCGCCGCTTTTTATTTGGTCTTTGGTAACTTTCATGCTAATTCTGCACTTGCTAATTTATTGCGGGTGCCCCATTGACCGCTTGTTAATGTAAACAGGGCGACTAATTTAACCGGTAGCAATACCAAGAAGTATAGCAGTGCATATAGCAGAAAAGCTAAATACCAAGGGTCACGTTGGCGTAACATTGGGTCAATTATTCTAACCGTGCTCATAAATGTAATCATAGCAAACAGGGCTATAAGCTGGTGTGGCTGTCCGGTAAATGCCAAGAATATGTGGTATATCGTTGAACCAATAAGCAGAAAGGGAAGCATCGAGGTTACCAAAAAATCATAGGTCAGATATAGACCGTGCTTACGCAAGGCTCGGACCTGCCAAAATATCTCGCGCCAATACGACTTACCCCAACGTGACTGCTGCCTTAAAAGACCCAGTAAATGCACCGGGGCCTGAGTGTAGCATTTGGCTTTAGCAGCATAACGTACCTTATAGCCGGCGATTAGCACCAAGTTCGTTAGGTGACGGTCATCGCCATAATTGCATTTCTTGCCCAAGAAGGTTTGGGTAACGAGGTCGTCTTTAATGCTCTCGATGATTTCTCGACGGTAGGCGCCAAGCGGCCCGGATATGCAAGTCACTGTTTTGAAATAAGACTGGCTGGCCCTCTCATAAGCAAAAGCCATATGATAGCGCATATTAATTATTCTCGTCATAAGGTTATCGTTATAGTTTAATACCGACACCTCGCCAGTAACGGCGCCGGTTTGTTTATCTGCATAAAGGGTGTCGGCTAAACGCTTGGCAGCGTCTTTCTGCCAGACAGTATCGCTATCGCTTAAAAATATAATCTTGCTCTCGGGTTTGGCGTGTTTAATACCGGTATAGATAGCGTCGCGCTTGCCGGCATTCTCTTGATAAATGTAATCGAACCCAGCCAATTGGGTAGCCCGCCTAATAGCGGATGCATTAGGGCTGCCATCGTCGACTATAATAACTTGCAAATCGTCATAATCCAGCCGTTTGAATCCAGCCAGCGCTTTTATGAATATATCTATCGGTTCGTTATAAGTTGGCACGATGAGAGTTGCCGTCGGGTAGGGGACCGGCTTTATAGTCTTTTTACGCTCAAGACCAGAAGTGACAATTTGTAAACCTATTCGAGATAAAGCTACGCCGCCATAAGCAGACAAGAGCTCAGTCATGCTGCTTTGACCTTTTGTTTAATAACCGAGCCACAATTGCAGCCGAGTAGGGCATACTCTACTTTTTCATAAAAGGTGTGCTTTAGGTCAGCAGGGCCATCAGCAGCCAAACTAACCTGTAAGGGCTCAAAAACCTCTACCGCCTTAAAGATGAAGTAACGGTGGTTACCGGTATCGCTTATGGGGCAGAGGTTTTTTGAATCCGTCATGGCTATATTGTTCTGTGCTTGCCTACAATATAACGCACACTCTTCAAAACTGAAAGTGTCAGCAGCATGGCCGCTGCCAGTTCAAAGATTTGTGGAGCGTACCAGACAACCATATTAGACATGGTTGATGTACTCTAGGTACCAAGGTCGTTTGTTAAACTTTTTTTGCATAAGTTTTACCCTCATTTATTAGTTAGTGCTTACCAATATAAGTAACTTAATGCATATTGTCAATACATAAAATAAGAAAACTTAGGTATTGACATATTTAATAAAATTTGCTACTATATAACCATGAACGAAAAAATACAAACCCCAACAGAATATGAAGTAGGCACTGAGTTCGTCTTCAATGGCGAGCCAGAGGCCCCTAATGTAGTCGTTGCCGGCATTGGTAGGGCAGTAGAGACTATCAAGCTCGAAACCCGTATGCTTGTCTTTGATGCACTGCATGGCACCGATTACCGGGCCATACGCCACAACCTAGTTGCAGAGCAGAAACGCCGCAAGTTTGAAGAATCTATCGGACTTATTGCTACCGGTAAACACCAGTAATATAACCGCAGCGCCGGCACTTACCATTGATATTTATTTTGTGGCCTCGGGCCCAGCAGAGTAGGTTACGCACAATGCAAGGTCTTATCGTCAGCTAGGACCATAGCTGTATGAATCATGGCTAGCATTTCACTAACTCTGTTTTTATAAGCCCGCTTCTCTTTTCTAGTCATAAGCGATATTCTAGCAGATTTAAGCCATAGGGCGGGCTCTCCTACTACTCTACGTAGCAGGTAAAATGAGTGTTTTACAATAGCTGGTTTATTACTTGTTGAACCACCACACGCGGTTGCAGTTTGCTTCTGTTCCTACAACAAGGTTATGCCAGTGTCTACGACAATGTAAGAGCGCCCATTATCCATTTAGGCAGGTGGGCTCGCCTGACTGTCGTAGCAGCCCCTCGATTTTAATTAGACCGAAAACTAAGATTTATTGTAAAAGTATTTGCAATCAAAAAGATAGTGTGCTACTCTGTAAATAAGACGTAGCAAAACTGGCCGGGTGAAAGACCCGGCATTCTCTTTGTTTACCCTCTTTTTAATTTCGCTATTAAGACGTAACAAAACTAAAAAGATTACCTTGAGCGTAGCATGAGCCATTGTATTATTGCAAGTCCCGCGCTATGATAAGATTACCTTAACAGAGACAAAAACAATGAAACCTCGTAAGCAGCAAGAAGACCGGCTGCTCAAACACTTTAATTGGGTTGAAAGACGCCGGCAGCAACAAATAAGAGACCTTATTATTAAGGACCTGACCTTAATACAACAGGGGTAGATTTAGTTTACATACATTTCGCCGTAACTTTATCTATTTTGTGTATTGACAATATATGTAAGGTACTGTATATTGAAGGGGTAAGATTAATTCATAGAAAGGCGAAAAAACTATGAACCAACTAACTACCATCAACACCAAGGGTCTCGACATCAGCAAGCCTAAGCAGTTTGCAGAGTTCGTGGCACAGGCCCAAGCTCTCTCAAATGTATTAGAAGAGGCCTGGGGCATCGTCGAGCAGCAAATGCTTGAGCGTAACGTAAAGCAAGTCAAAGGCGACTGGGGCACTCTTAGCATTGCCGAGCGCCGCAACTGGAAGGTCACCGGCCAACTGCCACCTCGCTTTTACAAGCAGGTCGTCGACACCAGCAAGTTAAACTTCATGCAGGCTCATGGCGAGAAATTGCCAAAGGGCGTTTCAATGAGCAAGAGCAAGTACATCACTAAAAAGTTAGTTAAGGGCTAGAGGTTACAATGACAACCGAATCTCGCGTTGTCGCTAACCGACGCCACAAATGGGAAGACGAGCATTACACTAAGCAGATAGATTGCCCGGAGCACCCGGGCCAGCATACTGCCACTCTATATCAGTTTGGCCATCGTTATGCCGGCATTTGGGAATGCCCGGTTACTGGTGATACTGATAGCCATGATTGCCAGGAGTTTAAAACTGAAACTGCTATCAATACTTATTGGAGCCAAGAGCTTGAAGATACTATAGACGCTGAGGTAGCCGTTGAAGTTTGTGTCGGCTGTGGTGTGGCTCAGGAGCAAAACTAATGAGAGAAATTAAGTTTAGGGCGTGGGATAAGCAGGCTAGCAACTGGTCAAATGTGCCTATTGGGGTACACCAGTTTAATAATACCTTGAGCTTCACTACTCCTGCTAGAGATTTAATATTCATGCAATACACCGGCCTCAAAGACCGCAACGGTAAGGAAATCTACGAAGGGGATATCGTACGAGCTTTTGCAGAGCATTCACCTAACGCTTTTAGGCCAAAGGTCGTTGCATGGACTTCTGGCAAGCAATACAACGGGTGGAATGTTGCGCGTGGCCCACGCTTTACAGTGCTTGGTAACATCTACGAGAACCCGGAGCTTATGAAATGATTGATTTACTAGCATACCTAAACAACATGAGCAACGAAGCCTTAGACCGGGCCGAAGCCGATATAGCTGCCAGCCTAGCAATCTTAAAATCAATAGGGGGTGGGGAATAATGCAAGCTATACTATTTGAAATGGGTAGCCAAAAGCTTGATTCTGCTTGGCTTAGGGCCGCAATTCGTGAGTGCATAGCTTACGGTGAGCATGGCATTGAGACCGAGCAAGACGAGCACGGCCATACTGTCTGCTTTAATTGTCAGGGCCAGCTATGAAAAAGCCCGTGAAGTCCGACCCTATGGCAGAAGACACAGACCACAATCAAAGAATATTTGACTTGATGATGGAAATAGAAGGATTTAAAAGGGTTATAGATGACTACACTACTAATAAAATCAGGTTAGAACTGGAAAATATACCCAGAGTAAGCGATTTTAATAATGAAGTTGATGAATATATAAATAAGCGGATTGCTGAACTTAAAGCCCTTAACCATAGGAAGGAGAGATAGTTAATTATGAGTGAAAATACTGAGACACCAGCAGAAATCATAGCAATTTGTTTGGCAGTAATAACCACTGCCTTAGTGATTGGTGGATTTTTCTACTTCACACTGGTCTACAACAACAGCCAGAATATCAAACGGGACGAGTTTTACGCCACCCACTGCAAATCTGTAGCTAACGTACCAACAGTATTCAACAACCAATATCAATGCGTAGGTAAATAGCTATGACGCACCCTACTGACCCCTTAGATGAGATATTGGATAGTTACGCTAAATATCAGTATCAGCTCCATGTTGACAATGACGGCTCTCGGCAGATGAACAAGTTAGAAGCCAAAGCAGCCCTGAAGCACCTCATTGAACAAGAGACGATAAAGGCAGAACGACATATCCTGCGGGGTTTTAGAAGGCGAGATTTTGTAAGCGGTGATTTCTATGAACATGCAATTATTGACCGCCTAGCGGCACTAGAGCAGAAGTTGGGAGATAAGCTATGAGTAAGATATTAGACTGGTGGAAACGAAACAAAGTCTGTTGGCACACGCCTGACCCTGCCCAAAATAGATTTGATGGAATGAGTAATTGGTCAATCTGCAAAAAGTGCGGTAAAGAGATTTGTCAGACAAGTCAGGGCTGGCTATGACCAATCATAAGATACGGGCGATACTTCTCCAGTTTAATGCTGAACAAAATCAAGGCTTGAATGAATTGGCTGGACATGGAACAGCTATTGAACAGGCCGCCCAGCAGCTTGAGGACTATTTCTTAGAACGGTTGGACAATATAGAACAGTCGATAGTGCAGCATACCGTACCGGAGGGTAAGCATTTGGTAACACGTTCTTATGTCCGAAATGCTATAGAGTTTGAGCGTCAAGCAATCAAGGAGGGCAAGTAATGGCAGTTTTCACTAAATGGTACTGCGATAAATGTAAGGCCAAGCATTTCCAAAGATGTCCAAAGGAGGGCAAGTAAATGAGCTGTTTATGTCTCTATACCAAAGATTATGTGATATGGCGGAACTGCCCCCAGCACTATAAATATATGGCGGGCAAGTAATGTGGTTAGCAGTAATAGTTTTCGTAATATGGGCATTCTTGGCGGTAATACTGACATGACCAAACCTAACCAGCCTAAAGATGTATTCATTCAGTACGATGAGTCTGAGTCGGAGGCGCTGCTTAGGTGGCTGTTTGATAATAATCAAGTCATTTCAAAGCCGCTCCTAGACACTATCACGGTGTTCATCAGGGCTAATTACGAGAGAAAGTTGGATTTTGATTTATGACCCACAAAGATACTGATAGTCTGGATGCTTCACAGCCACGCTGTATTGATATGCCGAATGATGAGCCTGAAGGCCACTACTGGTCTTGGGTTCATGCGCCCCACTCAATACCTAACGATTACAGAGAGTGCATGACTTGTGGACGGATAGATGCCTCAGAGTTTTTAGAAAAGCACACCAAAGCCGTCTTACAGACAGTGTTGGAGCTTCAGGAATTAGCTTGGGTAAAACGAGGCGACGTTGAAAGCCATGAAAATATAATCAACGCCAATAAGGTTCAAGATTTAATACATAGGATTCAGAATAAATAAACAGTTGGTGCGGCTAGTCGTGAAGTCCGTAAATCGTTGAGCCATCAAAGCCAACAGCCAACACGCCAGATTTAAGTACCTATCAGCCGTCAAGTAGTGGGCGCACTTTAAGCAGATAAGCCGCCGAACGTAGCCTAAAAACCGTGCTCTTGGCGGTTAGTAGCCCGCAGGTGCCCACCCCCTCGGGCTACGACTTTAAGCTGATGGTTGCTTAAAACCAGACAATATGCGAACATAACAGATATGACCTACCATAAATTTCATAACCAAGTCAAGGGAAGTGAGTAATGCGAAATGGCACTACTCATTACCACAGATAACCGGCCAGTATTTCTACAAGCCCGAGAGGCTAATTTATTGTGGTTAGTGAAGACTGGCGAACGCAAAGGCACTGACAAGACTCGCGAAAAAGTAATGAAAATTAACAAATGGTATTTGAACCGGGCTACCGCACCACGTAGTTACCTAAAGGCCCACCCGGCAATAAGTGATAGAGTAAAGCCCCGGCGTCATAAGCAGGTAGCTCTACCCTACAAAGATTAGCGTTATAATGGGCTAGTGAACCTAAACCAAGCCCGTCAACCAACACTACTGTATTGTGCTAGCTGCCAAAGACATACACCACATGAAAATATAGTACAAGCTTATGCCACTGCCTGTACCGTATGTGGCCAGTGGACCAATACGCTCATGCGCCTGCAGAGCGAAGAGCAAAGCCAAATGACTGCACCAGATGGTACCCAAGCCATAGTGGTAGAGAATACACCTGATAACGTGACCTTTTATATTCCAAGTGGTGACCACCAAGGCTATTATCACCATGACAAACGGACTGGCGAAAACAGGATTGCTGCTCCCTGACATTTGTGCTAGGCATTAGGGTTATGGTATAAATTAGCTATCATGGCGAAAAGTGCAGAGCCCGTAGTAGGCCAACCAACTCAAGACGAACAGCCGCCCACAAATTTAGGTGGCCGACCACTCAAGTTTAAATCAGTTGAAGAGCTACAAAGTAAGATAGACGCTTACTTTTTTGACTGTGACCCGCATCCAGAGCAGGCAGTACTTTATAAGTGGCATGAGATTGAAGAAACTTACGAAACTGTAGTGCGTGGTAAGCCAGTGCAGAAGACTCATATGGTTACTGACCATAGCCGCCCACCTGAGCAATACACTGAGTATCGATTGTCTGCCCGCGAGCCGTACAGTGTTACTGGTTTGGCATTAGCTTTAGACACTAGCCGTAAGGTGTTATTGGACTACGAAGATGGCAAGTATGATATTAAACCGGGTGATGATGGTTACGACCCCTTGAACCCTAAGTTTAGTAACACGATAAAAAAAGCCAAGGCCAAAATAGAACATGATGTGCAGCGTCGCCTCGAAACTAATGCAGTGGCCGGCACCATCTTTAACCTTAAGAATAACTTCGGTTGGGTTGACCGTATCGATACTGATGTTACTAGTGATGGTGAAAAATTAATGGGGGTAGGTTTAAGTGCTGACCAAGCAGAGCAGCTTATTAGAGCTCGAACAAATCGAAGCGATATATAGGGAAGCGGCCTTGCACGGCAGCTTTGGCGAGTATTGCATACTGATTGATAAGCATTATTCAATGCAATGGTTCCATGCTGAAATAGCACGACAGCTTGAGCAAGGCTACCGGGCCCTCGAGCGTGGCGAAAACGTACGGCTTATGATATTTATGCCACCTCGACACGGCAAGAGTGATACTGCTACCCAGAAATTTCCAAGCTGGGTGCTTGGCAGGAAGCCGGAGTGGCCTGTAATGGTTAGTAGCTATTCTGATGAACTAGCCACCGACTTTGGTATGCTTACCCGTAACATTATGACCTCTGACGAATATAGCGCCATGTTTGATACTAAGCTTCGGACTGACGCTAAAGCTAAAGGCAAGTGGATTACTGGCGAAGGCGGTGGCTACACAGCTGTCGGTGTTGGTGGTGCATTGACTGGTCGTGGCTTTAAGATTGGTATTATTGATGACCCCTTTAAAAACCGTGAAGAGGCTGACAGTGCTGTAGTGCGTGAGAGCCGTTATAACTGGTATCGCTCAACCTTTTACACTCGACAAGAGGGCGCCAGCATGATTGTATTTATCCTAACCCGTTGGCATGAAGACGACCTAGCCGGCCGGGTACTTCGTGATGCTGCTATTGCCAAGCGTGATGGTGAGCCATACGACGAGTGGAATATTATTAGCTATAAAGCGCTGGCTACCGAGAATGATGACCATAGGCAGTTGGGCCAAGCCCTCTGGCCTGACAAATTCAATGAAGCCAAGCTGCTGACTATGAAGACCGCTATGGGTACCTACGAGTTTAGTGCCCTGTACCAGCAGAACCCGATTGACGAAGAGAATAGGAAATTTAAGCAATCGTGGTTTAGGTACAAGCCCTTTGAGTCGCTTGATATTGCCACTACCCATAACACTATGACGATTGACCCTCGTGGCAAAGACGACATCAAGGAGGGCAAAGACTTTGTAGGTGTGACGATTAACTTCATTGAGAATGCCCGCAGCGACTACCCTATCTGGCAGTTTATGAGCTACCGCGAAAAGCTTAGTGCCACTGGGGTTATCGACCTTATGTTTACTAACTGGCATCGCTATCATTTGCGGGCCATTGGCATTGAAGATAACCAGTTTACTCAAGGCCTGTTGCCTCTGATACGTGAGGAAATGCGCAAGCGAGGTACGTACCTGACCATCATATTGCTTAAAACTGGTGGCACCCAAAAGGAGCTACGCATTGAAACGCTTGTACCGCGCTATGAGAATGGTGGTATAGTGCACTTGACCATTGGCGGCCAAAACCAGTGTATTGAGCTCGAAGAAGAACTTAAGCTGTTTCCAAAGGCTGCTAATGATGATGCTAGTGACTCGGCTGCTTACCAAAACCAAATGCCTAATGTATCTGGTCATGGGCAAGCCGGAGTGGTATCGACTGTACCACCTAGTGAGCGTCTGGCACCAGCCTTTGAAATTAAGAATAATATGGCAACAGGTGGCCAGATAAACATAAAGAGGGCATTAAATGAATCGGCAGACGATTAAACCATTTATGGTATATAAACTAGTAATAGGTGTCGGAAATTGCCGGCTTAGTACAATCCGCATCCTGAATTTAATATCACGGAAGGTATCATTATGACGGGACCGCTTGAATTCTTTATCGTTATTAATCTGGTTGGCGTATTTGCCTGCATTCTCTGTGCTCTGACGTTGCTAGGTCTGATGATTAACGACCAGCTTTATCGGCAACGTAAGCACCGAGAGCACAAGCATGGTGGCTATCGCCCTAATTCTGGCCGACCACGTGGCATACCTAATGGTGCTGGAAGTGCTGAGCAATGAAATTCCTAGTCTACATCTATGCTAGCCAGAGCCCGGCTACTGAGCTCGTACCATTCCGATGCCCACGTTGTGGCCGCATAGTGTTCAGGCATAACTCAAATCAAATGCTGATTAGTAATGCTTACGGCGCCAGTATTTCAACGCTTGAGCCAGGCAGCCAAGTTACCGAGCATAAATGCCATAGTTGCAAGTCGCTTTTCAGTATCTTGTATCAGAAATAGTTAATGCTAGTGTATAATCGTGCTTAAGGCTTGTTATTGGTCTTTTTAAAGAGTTAAATAAGCGAATGCATACACTACAAATAGTCCTTGGACTTGATAACGCTAACAGTCCCTGGTATTTATTTTGGTCCGGTGTCGGTGGTTATGGTGCAGTGCTTATCGGTGGTATCATAGGGTTTATTAAGCTCAAGAAGCAGCGCAACCATCACCATGAACAGCTTAAGCGCCATATCGACTACAAGTTTTCTAAATTAACAGATGAAGAGACCACTTAATGGCAATTGAATACGACCGCACAGCCCCAGTACTCGACAATACCAGTGTCGATAATATCGTGCAGCAGTCTGGTGAGATTGACCAGTTATCCAGTCTTAACCTGGACCTGCCCGACCGCGACATTATCCGTAACCTCAATCAGCGTATTAATGACTCTGAGCAATACTGGAATGACGCCAAAGGTTTTGACCTTAAGAATGCCCGGGCTGAGAATACCCGGCTGCACTTGGGCAAGGTTGACGAGTCCGGCCTGTACAAGCATCAGAAGCAGTATAAAGAAAACCAGATATTTATTGGTGAAGAGAGCATTGTAGCTTATGTTACCAGTCAGATTGCTGGCCCGTTGGTCGTGCCCGCCGGCCGCGAAGAAATGCACAAGCTATTTGCCAGCGACCTAGAAAAGGCTATCAAATGTTACTTCGGTGGTGACGTATTAGATTTTGTGAATATTGAAATGCTAGCCGAGCTGTGGACACGCGACATTTTAAACAAGCGCATCGCTATTGGACATTTCTATTATGATAAAGACCTTGAAGAAATTGTGCTTGAGCACAAGGACCCAGAGCATTGCATACTTGATAAAAATGCTGCCTTGGGCCGCAATCCCGGCTTTGTCTGTGATGTGCTTAAGCGAACACCCGAGGAGCTGATTAATGAATTCCCTGACCGTGAGAATGAATTATTAGAACATCTGGGTATTAAGCGTAAAACACCCAAACAGATGACCAAGGAGCTGGCCGTACGTAAGGTTTCGGTCACCCACTATAATGCCAAGAATGAGCCCGAAGAAGGTATTGTCTGGTACTTTGACAACATCGTGCTTGAAAAGATACGCAACCCCAATTATCTCTACAGCCGTAAAGACCTCAATCTGCTCAAATTTCCCAAGAAGCCGTATATCTTTGGCAACCTAGTTAACTACGGTACGCACCTGATTGATAACACTACACCGCTTGAGCAAGCTGCAGAGATGCAGAAATACCTCATGCGCCGGGGTAGGCAGATAGCTGAGAACGCCGATAAAGCCAATGGTATTTTGGTGATTGGTACCAGCTCAGGGCTCTCTAAAGATGATGGCCAGAACATTACTGGCGACCCGAATCAAAAGCTGTTCGTCGATAACGAAGACGGCAAGAACCTTGAGCAGTTAGTGCTACAGCTGCAGGCTCAGCAATTACCGGATTATGTTATTCAGGATAAGCAAGACGCTCGTATGCAAATCGGTAATCTGATGGGAGCGCCAGTTGATTTTACTGGTAATCAGGCTGACGATGGTGACCCGACACTTGGCCAGGTGATGATTAAGAAGAACCAGGCTGCCGGCCGACAAGATTTGATGGTCCGTGCCATTACCCGCATGATTGGCCAAGCCTACCAGTACTATGTGCAGATGGCAATTGTCTGGTATGACGATAAGCCACGCCATTTTACTTATGATGCCGGCGATGGTGAGTTTGACTTTATTACATTGAAGCGTGACTTAATCCAAAAAGGTATTCGTGTTAAGGCTAGCAAACCGGCTAACCCGGACCGCAGCCGTATTGAAGCCATCATATTGCAATTACTCAAAGAGAAGGCTATCAGTCTGCTCGATGCTTATAAGATTTTGCAGCTCGATAATGCTCAGCAGCTATATGATAACTGGGCTAAGCAAACATCTGACCCAATGGCTCTAGCGCGTGATGCGCTCGATGTGGTTGATGAGTCCGAAGCTTATGTGGCCTTCCAAGACATAATGAACGGCAAGCCGGTCGATGAGAAGCAAAACCCATCGAAAGAATACATATTAAGCTTACGCAAGTTAATGATTAATGATGACTTCTTGAAGGCCAAAAAGAGCTTGCAGGCCAAATTCATTAAGTATGTTAATCAATGTCTTGATTCACTCGAAGAGCGCTTGGCGCTTGAAGAGGCTAGCGAGATTGGTCCGCCAACAGGCGAAGGTTTACGTCCCGGCGCTCCATTACCTGACCCAAATAGTCCACTGCCACAAGCCGGAGGTCAGCCGGGCGCCGGGCCAGCCCCAGGTGCACCACCAATGCCGATGCCACCGCCTCAAGGCCCAGGTGGACAACTATTACCACCCGGCGGTTTGCCACCGCAGGGAATGCCACCAATGGGCGGTATGCCTATGCCACCTCCTGGCGGTCCGACGCCAAGTAGCGTATTTGGTGGTATACCGATACCTGCACCGGGTCAAGCACCTATGCCCCAGCCGGGCAACCCTGGTAGCTTACCTATGATGTAAGTGTTAAACTTAAGTAATTAATAAAGGAGTAGAGCCCATGCAAACGCCAACTACCGATATAGTTGACCAGGCCATCAATAATCTCGACGAAGACAATAAAGTTGTTGATGACCCTAAAAATCCTAAGGGGGGTGCAGATGATAAAAATACACCGCCAAAAGACCCTGCCAAAGATGATGGCGCTGGCAAGCCAAAATCTGGCGAAGACGATAAAAAGCCCGCAGATAAAGAGCCTGCTAAGCCCAAGTACGACAAAAACGGCAAGCGCATCGAAGAAGAGGATACCGACAAACCTGAGTTAGATAAAGATGGTAAACCAGTTGAGAAGCCCAAAGAGGGTGAGTTTACCGCTGATGATGCGTTAGAGATTGAAGAGAAGCCCAAAGACCCGCAAACACCGACTGATGCCGCTGGTATTCAGTTATCGCCGGCTGAGTCCAAGCATATTGCTGACAATATCGGTGAGCCGATTGTCATTCGTGGTATACAGGGTGAAGGTGATAATGCTAAAGAAGTTGAGATTAAGGCTTACAGTCCTAGTGACATTCCGGCTAACTTTAAATTCGCTAATGACCAGCAATTAGCAGCCGCCACTACTGGCTTTCAGCAACTTGAACAGAAAGCGAACAGGCTACTTGGTGAATTCAGGCAGAACCAATCCAATGCCGCTGCCCAGGATTTTGAGAGACGCGAAAACGAAGGCATTAGAACTGATGTTGCTGACCTGCAAAAAGAGGGACGTTTCCCGAAATTTACGGTCCGGCCTGGTGATGCAGGGTTTGACGACAGCCCGGAAGCTAAGCAAATGGCCGAGGTGCTGAGTATAATGAGCCAGCGTAATGAAACCTACCTTAAGCAATATGAGCAGGGCCGACCCTACAAACATATTGGTTTTAGTGAAGCTTTTGAGATTTGGGAGCGCCAAAGCCCTGAACGTCAAGCTGCTAAAAAGGCTGATGACGACCAAGCTGCCGAGGATAAAGCCCGGCGTGAAAAAGGTGCCGAGCGCGGTGAGAGCAACCGGGGTATGAATCCGAACAATGTCGTTAAGCCAACCGTTAAGTCTGGTACTACGACTCGTGATATCCTAGCTCGTATTGATGCCGATGATTTTTAATAAACTGAAAAGGAGACCATAACCATATGAACTTTAACGCTATCATTGCCGTACTAATCTTAAAGTCAGTCATTACTGAGGATGAAGGCGAACGCCTTGTTGAGCATCTGAATGATAAGCCTCAGTCAACCCGTTTAAGTGATTCCATTGCAGCTGTAGCTGATGTAATCGGTAAACCTGAGCCCGCGCTATTGCCGCACATTGGCCCCGTCGGACCAGCCCAGCAAGCCGAAGAGCTTGCGGCCCGTCAAGCGGCCCCGACCTTACCGGCTGCAGCACCAGCTCCGGTTGCGCCACCACAACCACCTGCTGACGAACCGGAATTACCAGCCGGCGGCGAGACCTACGAACCCGAAACTGACAAAAATGCCAAATCTACATCTGTTGAGAAGCCTAAAGAGGCTTCCGCGAAAAAATAGTGTTGCTTTTGTTTTAACGCTCAGGTAGTATTGAATTCATAAAGGCAGCTTATAGCCCGCGCGCTATAGGCTGTTTTAATTTAAAATAAGAGAAGGGTTAAATACATGGCTGGTACCATATTCACTGACCGCGTTGCAGACATCACTTACCAAGAAATTCTGCCAAGCGTGGTTGACCAAATTAACAACAGTAACATTTTGTTTGCGAAAGTTTTGAGTAAGCCTAGTACTTGGAAGGGCGTTACGATGAACCAGCCAATTACTATTGCCAACTCAAACACTGGTGGTAGCTTCGCTGGTATGGACCAGTTCCCAACTGGTGCTACTAACAACACTCGTATGCTGACTTGGTATGTTGCAGCTGACGAGCAAAGCGTTGTTGTTCCCGGTATTGAAAAGGCGGTTAACGGCAACAGCGAAAAAGCTGTGCTACGTCTTTTGGCCACCCGCATGGACGAGGCTAAAATCTCGAGCATGCAGCGTAATGGTGGTGTCTTTTATGGTTTCGGTTCTGGTAAAGACTTCGATGGTCTCGGTTTGATTGTCGATGCCGGTACCAACTCGGCCGCATATGGTGGTGTCACCCGCACAGGTAACGCTTATATCAATGGCGACGTAACCCCCGTTACTAACGGTGCGGTTAGCCTCGACTACGCTTCTAGCGAGTTCGATAACGTGAGCGCAGCCGGCTCACAAATGGAAAGCCCAACGCTTGGTTTGACGACCAAGGCCGCTTGGACATTCTTTGAAGGTCTTATGCAGCCAATGGTGCAGGGTCGTTACGAGACTATCGGCATTCGCGGTTACGACCGTGTTGACGGTGGTACTCCTCCCGGCGGTGTTCAGAAGCCAGGCGAAGGTACGACCGGTTTTGGTGGCTTCAACGCATTAGTTTACCGCGCTCGACCGCTAGTTGCTGACGACAACGCCACTTCTGGTACTTTCTTCTGGCTCAATGAGTACTACCTTGAATTTGCCCGCTTGATTGACAGTGACCTTAACCAAATTGGGTCAACTGTCGAAGTTACCGAAGGTTTTTACAAGAATGTGCCTATGCCTTCTGCCTTCCAGTTCCGCGAATTGATGAGCCCTGTTAACGCCTATGGTGAAGTTGGCCTGTTAATCTTAATGGGTAACCTAATTCACCGACAGCCGCGACGTAATGGTAAATTAACAGGAATTACTTCTAACTAAGGTTAGTAAGTAGGAAGGATTTAAACATCATGGAATCAGGCGCACGAATGCTAACCTCGGTAGACCTTAACACGTTTACCACCACTCAAATGGAAGACTTTGGTACTGCCGGTCTCACTAAGGACGGTCGAACCTTCCGCTATGTAAAATTTGGCGGTACCTCGACTATCAAGGCTGGCCTAGTATGTACGGGCCCAGCCGCACCAGCTAACTCGACCGCTCTTGCTATTACAGCTACCGGTACGGGTGGGCAATTAGCAGCTAACTTGGTTGCCGGCAGTAAGACTTTGGTTGTTACTAACGGTTCGACTGCTGTTACGGCTAACCAGTTCCAGTACTTAGAAATTGTAAGTTCAGCTGACCAGAACTACAGCCTGAGGATTGCAGGCCACACCAGCGCCGGTGCTGCAGGCTACGTAGTCGTTTCCCTGGCTGACCCGCTGCCACAGGGTATTACTACCCTGGTTCCTGGCACTGATACTGCTAACTTGGTTCTAAGCCAATATAACGGTGTTGCTCCTTCATTAACTGGTAACGCACCTGCCGGCGTGACAACTAACGTCATTCCGAACAGTGCTTCTGTCACCAACTATGGTTGGGTACAGTCTGGTGGTAAGGCCTTCGTCATGGCTACCACAGCTACCATTGGTCTCGGTATCGCAGTTGACCTCGCCGGTACAGCCGGTTACGTCATCATCAGCGCGGCCACGACCGGTAACATTGGTTGGGCCAAAGCTTCGGCCACCAGTTCTACCGCCTCTGTTGTTTTGAACATTAACTAATTAGGTCGAAAGGTAACATACTCCTATGAAAAGATTGAGTAGATACAATGAGGCCATTCGTCTTGGAGCTGTGATTGACTCCAAGGCGCCCGCTGGGGGTACCGCTGCTGGTACATTGGTCATCTTGCCGGTGTATGAAACAGTGCAAATACCGGGGCTTGGTGCCTCGAGTACGTCACTTACCGCTTTCGTCAACGATACCTTGAGTGGTCAATATGTCATAGCTGGCGTAGCTGCCACATTTGGTACTACCAGCTCGTCTGGTACGTTGCAGGTGGAAGTGGCAACAGGTACGCAAGCCACTGGTTCTGGTACTAATCAATTGACAGGTATAGTGTCATTGGCTGGTACAGCTAATACCCCAGTTAACGGTACAGTAATCGCTAGTCCGACTACAATTGTTGCTGGCGCCCGCGTTAACTTGATTTTGGCTGGTACGCTGACAGGTTTGGCTAATGGTTGCGTTAGTTTGGTCTTACAGCGCATAGCATAGACTGACAGCTTTAAAGAAGGGCCCTAACGATGTGTGGGGCTCTTTTTTGTTTTGCATTAATGGTTATGGTATATTGACTCTACATGGAAACGCATAGCCCGTATCAGGCAAGTCGAACAAACTCTTTTAGGGGCTGCTATAACGTAAAGGTAGGAGCCTAACAAATGCCAAAGATTCAACCCGGCCAGGTAGTACCGGCCCAGGATGGTACACCCAAATTATATGGTACTGAGAAGGTAGAGAATGCAATACCATTTCAAGAAAAGCTAATGCGGCTTTTTAAACCCCAGGAGTTCGTTACCATAAAGAACATTGATGACGAACCTGTTTATTGGCAGTATATGCCGGCTGAAAACGAGCAAGAAAACTTTAGTGAAGATGGTATGCAGAAGATTATTACTAGGACTGACCCAGAAATGTGGGTAATTAATCCTGGTGAAACCGAAGTCATAGTCGGCGCCAGTGCTTACCGGGCCCTAGACGTCATGTATAAGAATTTCACCGCTAAAAGTACTCTTAAGAGGTTCAAGGACCCTACCCAGCCTCAGTTCAACGAAAAGAACGAGCATTTGCCTAAGAATTTTAACTTTGCCGATAGTGGCCAGCAGGATGCCTTCATTGAAAAGGCTTATTTAGGTAAAGCAATGCCGAGCTTCGGACCAATGCCATCAGCACCTACCATACCAACAGACCAACCTGCTGATGCTCCAACGGCTTCTGAGGATTCAGACTTGCCAAAGCCTAAGACTACCGAGGGTGCACCGTTAAAAAGGCCAGAGTACGCCCAGCCAGATGATAAAGCTATATCTAAAGCCAAAGAATTAGCCAATGCAGGTCCTACAAAAAAGTAGCGAAGCTAAGCGTAAAGAGCTCAAGGCTTTAGATGAAGCTATTGCTGAGCGTAAACGCTATCATCGTAACCAAGAAACATTGATAAATGAAATGGTCAGTGCCGGCAATACTCAATTAATGGGTCTGACCCATGATATTTTACTAGCCAAACAGCAACTACGTGATATTAAAACCGATATTCGGACTGCCGCCCAGGATAAGGTACTGCTGAACGAGGACCTTGATATTATGCGCGAAGAGGCCCAAATGCTGGTAATACGGACCACTTTTATAGGAGTTACGCCAATCTTTAGCTAAAGTGGTGGCAAAATGTTTGTGTTACTGTATAATCTTTGATATATAGGCAGCTCATAGCCCTCGGGACTTTGAGCTGTTTTAATTTTTAAGATTAAGGAGCATAACATATGGCTTACACGCCAACGGCCAGAAAGACCAAATCGGCTGTTAATGACTTCGCCGGTGTTAAAACTGACGCTAACCGTGTCGCTATGATGGGTCCGACTGGCAATATAATCAATACCCAGGACGCAACAGCTACACCTGTTACTTCACCGGTGACTGTCAATACTACCCAGACGCTTGTAGTGCCCCAAGGCGCAGTATCATGTACGGTTTGTTCAGTCACCAATGCAGTGCGTGTATCTGAGGACTCAACTAATGCGGCCTATTTCTCAGTACCAGCTGCTACGCCTTTTACTTTTGATTGTGCCGATATGGCTAATATTTATCTGGTGACCGGTTCGAGTACGGTTGTAAGTTTTCTGTTTAAGGTAGTGTAGGGGAAGTATGGACACTCTTAATATAGACGGCAAAGAAGTCGAAATAACCGGTTACGCTGCTGACGGCTTGCCTATTATTAAAGGTGTTGCCGTGCCTATTGAGCATAAAGATGCTCAAGGTAATCAGATATTTGATGAGGACGGTAATCCTAAAATAAGTACAATAATTAACGTACCAGCAGCAGACCTGATTGGTACACCAGGAAAGGTTTCGTAATGGCAGTAGTAACAACTATTTACCCTCAGTTCAAGTTCGATTTATTAACTAAAGCAGTCAGTTGGACCGCAGATACCGTAAACTGTGCTCTCTTCTCAGCTTCGACCTATACTTCGACTGACACGACGTACACTACCTCAGGTACGGAAGTAGCTAACGGTAACGGCTATACTACTGGTGGCGCCGCAGTAGGCACCCGGACCACTTCTACGGCCAGTACAACTCCTAACCTCTGTAAGATTACCGGCGGGTCCGGTGCTACAGCTTGGACGGCCACAGGTGCCGGTTTCTCGGCAGTTGCCGCTAAACTTTACGATACGACCGTATCTAACCATCCTATTGCCCATATTGACTTCGGTGGAACGCAGACTGCATCTGGCGGTGGTACGTTTACCATTACTTGGGATGCCACTAACGGTGTATTTAACTTAGCTTAGGAGAAATATGAGTCGACAATTTTGGAAAGAAGTCCTAAGCTGGGCAACAGCTTCAGGTACGGCCGTAGCAAACACTACGACCGAAACTATTTTAATGCCTAACGTAACCATCCCTGCTAACTACTTACAGGATGGCCGAGCACTTCACTTAATAATGTATGGGGCATACGGAACAACTGCTACGCCAACTATTACCTTTACTATCCGTTGGGGTGGTGTAGCAGGTACTGTCATCTCTAAGACTTTTGCAGCTACACTGACTTCAGCTGTTGGTGGTGGTGCTTCAATGACCGCTATGTGGAATCTCGATGCTTACATTCAAACCCGTTC